TGTTGCAGGGTTCGACAAAGCAAACTCAGAGAAGGCGCGAATCTTGTTCGTCAGCACTTCTTTTTGCATGAAGGATGAAACGCCGGTTGCCTTCCACTCCATGAATGAAGTTTTGCCAAACTGCTTGATCTGTTGCCAGATTTGCGCAATCTTGTCACCGTGGATCTTTTGGACTGTCTCAACTTCCAGATACTTCAAGTCCCATTCAATCGTCCGCTCGACAATCTCTTCAATCCAAAGCTCGTCAATGTTCTGAATGACCTCTTTGATCGGCAAGCTAGATGCCGACATGATCATGCTGATGCCTGTTGCCGTCTTGTTCAGGTGGCTTGCGTCATCGCCTTGGGTGTACTTCGTGATCCCTGTGTCGTCGTCTGAGAACTGCTCAGAGACGCGAATCACATCAAGCCAGCCGCCCGTAACGTCAGGCTCTGGGTTGTACATGATGGCCGTCTTGCGCTCTTCAGGCGACAGACCGGGCTTCATTTGGTAGACCTTGCCGGGGAACTTGCGGAAATCCTCAGTTGCCATGAACTTGGAGCGGTCTACTGTCGACGTGCCAAGCAGGGCCATGCCCTTGCCTTCCATGAACAGGCGGAAAGCGGCATTCGTGACCTTTTGGTGCGGCGCATTGTTCTCAGCAACGCCAACGCCCCACATTTCATGCTCGATGGCCTCATACAAGCAGCGCATTGCAGCGCTCTTGCCGCTGTATGGGCTCTCGTCAGCCTTGACGACGACGCCGCCTGCCATGATCACGATGGCGTCAACTAGATCGCCTTCGCCTGCCTCATCGGCTGCGGTTTCTGTTTCGTTTTCTTGGCTGGATTCCTTGAGCAGTGACGCCGGAACCTTGCCAAAGAATCGAGCAACCTTGATGCGCTCGTTTGTATGCCAAAACTCGACATTGCCGCGCAACTTTCCAGCCGTGTCCGATCCTGGCTCTTGCCCGCGATCACCGGGGCCGGTCAGCGCCTGATCTACGTTCTTGTAAGCCTTGTCGTTCTTCCACGCTGCAATTGTGTGTGGCGACTCCATGGTCATCCAAAACACGCCCAAACCAGACTCAACGTCGCGGGCCTCTGGGTCTGGATACACGTCAAGCGTGCTAGCCAGATCGAAGTACGGCGAGTCAAACTCGTACTTTTGCTCGACCAACTGCGTGAAGCCAGCCGAGTTGTCAGCGCTTGTCTCGTACAGGCACTCTTTGCGCACGAACGGACCGAAGATGAATCCTGTGCCGTATGTGGCCAGCGTGTTGACGCCAGTTTTCAGCAGGGATTTCAACCCCATTCGGTCGAACTGCTCCGTTAGGATCTCTTCAACCGCGTCCGCGTATGGGGCCAGATCTTCATTTGTTGGCTCTGTGTCAAACGGCAAAAGGCCATTGCCGAACAGGGCATCATTGATCTTTGCTCGCGCTGATCTGACCTTGTTGCGAGTCGATCCAATGAACAAGCCGCCCGCCTTCTTGGCCTTCGCTGCGCCTGTGCCCTTGGTGTCGTCATCGCGTGGAATGCGCATGACGTCTTGGTAGCACTCAAGCATTTTCAACTCTTGAGGCGAACGCGCCTTTTCCCAATCGACAAGACGGCCTTCTAGCAGGCTTGCCAATGCGGAGTAGTTATCAAGTGTTGTCATGCTTAGAAATAGAAGCCGTCTTCGTTTGGTGTGATTTGCTCGATTTGTGCAACTGATTCGGTATCGCGCTTAGACACTGCGTAGCGCCTCATCATGTAGGCGTATCTAGTAGCGTCTAGCAAGTCGTCTTTTACCTTGTTGATCTTTCCGTTTTCGTCTCGGTGGTACTGCAAGAACTCGTCAAACCAGTCACGCAGGCCAGCAAACACCTTGAACTTGCCTTTGATCATCAGGTCTCTGATTTCCATCAGGCCGACCTCAACACCGTTTCCACCATCGGGCCACGTTGCGTGCTCTGACAAAAGCGTGAAACCCGCTTCGTCGTAGTACTTCTTGACTTCTTTGGCCCCGCCCTTTTCCGTCTGCAAGCCGTCAGCAGGCCATGCAGTTGGAACGCCTTTAGCCCAACTCTTCACCGCTCCCCAAGCCTCAATCGGGCTGGTTTGCGACTTCTTCCATGCGTGCGTCACATAGAACATGTCGTTTTCACGGTCCCATGCAAGTTGCACTTGGCTTTGAGGGTGATCCCAACCAAAGTCCATGCCATCAATGACGGCCCAATGCCTTGGTATCTCAAACGCCTCGCATGTAATCTTGTCTTCTGCGATGTCGTAGATCCGGCCATGGCCTAGCATTGGTATGCCCTTTGTCCGCATGTCCCGCTGATGAGCCGGGAAGCTAGCAAGCAAGTCTTCTTTCACCTTTGCATCAAGGTGTGGCGCATCGTCCCAGCCCTTTTGCATGCAAATCTGTGCGCGGCTTGGTGTGTCCATGAACTGGATAACCAGATCCGTGCGTCCGTTCTCAGGGGTGAACGTCAAGATGCCTCGACCGCCCCGCCCTTTGTCCCCTGACGCAGTACGGACAAGCACTTGAGGGAAAATCGTTGCGTCTCGTGGCTCTTCGTCAATGTGATACCAGTCAACGCCATCGCCCATCAGAGCGTGTTGGCCCTGGCTGTAGCTCCAAAACTGAAGCCGAGCCACGCCACCACTTGAATGACGGACCAAAACAGTCCGAAGCGCATTCGGCGTGCCGGTCATCGACTCATACCCAACAATCCGATCAGCCGGGATCAACCCGCCTTCAAACGTGTCACCGTTCTTGCGCCCAACAATTGGAGCCTGGAGCAAGTCCCGTGTTTTCTCGCCTGAGTAGCCCAAACACCAAATCAGTGGGGCGTGATCGAACTTATGGCCAACCCACCCTTCCGGGTAGTCGCCTAGCGCATGGATCGCATCCACATATGTGCCGGTCCACGTCTTGCCAATCCGATTAGCCGCAATCAGGCAAACCTGCGTAAACGTCTTGGTGTACGCGATGAACTCAAGCTGCCAGCGATACAACAGGCTGAACTGCGTTTTGTATCGATTGGCCTGCGCCCTACGCTCTTTTTCCTCTAGCAGCGCCAGCAAGGCCAGTTTGTCAGCGCGACTCACGTCAGACCTAAAGCCGCTTTCTTTGCTGCGATCTCTCGGTCTAGTTCTTCGTCGCTCTTAAGGTGCAAACTGCCAGAAACCTCGACACTTGTCTTTGAGCCGTACACCTTGGGCTTCAGCTTTTCAGCTCTCCACCTCTGCGACTCAAGCACAACACGCGCAGCATCAGGGCGAAGATCACCAACAGAGACACGCGCCTCAATGTCCGCCATTCCATCAAAGATCCCATCGGCCTGCGCTTCGCGTGCGCGCGCGTACTTGGCGGAAAAGTCTGCGTCATCTTGCAGCCAGTTTTCAACGGTTGACCTGTCAGGCATTCCGCCATCACTGCAAATCGCCCTCAAGCTCTCGCCATCGGCAATGCGTTTTAGGATCTCGTCCCTTGTCTCTGGTGGATACATGATTGCTGCGAGTCCTTGCGGATAGTTCGCCGATAAGATCCCCGCCCGCCTCTTTCCCTGCTCGGGGAGCATGAGTAGGGCGATTCCCTATGCGTCGGGGTGTGTGGGACTGTTTTCGTGCTCCCTACACGGCACCTAGCCTGCGGTGCTGGGCTTTGCGCCCTGATGCAGACGAAACGGCGGCTGAAATGCAAAAACCCGCCAGATCGCTCTAAGCGGGTTTCTTTAGTGGCACTTGCCCGACGCAATTAAAGCGCAGTTTTGGCGCGCTTGTCAAGCGCTTCTACATTAACCCACGCGCTTGGATCAAGCTTGTTGTCTTTGCTCTGGCTTCTGCCACGATCTTTGCCAGTTCTAAAGGATCAAGCGGAAGTCGTTGAGAGCCCCATTCGTTAGTGCCTGCTTTCAGGTTTTTGGCATTGATGTGGATTGCGGTCTTGTATGGGTCTTGGAGTGATTGGACAACTGAGTCCACAGCCGCGCCTAGTTCCGCGTCCACGTCACCGTCTAGCGCACCGTTGTCGGTGTCGTACTGTCGGCTAACCCGGTATAGCTTCATTCCTGCTGCCTCTGACGGATAGCCCTGCCCTACTTGCTCGGCGCTTGCCCAGTTGTGCCAGATCAC